CGCCGTCTCATCAAGGCACAGACTCAGCACCAGGTTAATCGATGAACGCCCGTGATTACCTCAACGAAGCGAGAGCTACTATCCAAGACCGAGGACTTGATTACGGTCACCCATCGGACAATATGCAGCGCACCGCCGCATTCTGGAGCTCATACCTCGAGATGCCAATTACAGATTATCAAGTGGCGATGTGTATGGCATTGGTCAAAATCGCAAGAAGCATGGAATCTGGTAAGCCAGACAATTACATCGATGGCTGTGCGTACTTTGCAATAGCAGGTCAACTACATACAGAGGAGAACGATTTATATGTTTAACCTTGATGATTACGAGACAGTAGAAGAACGCCTAGTTAAGTTCTGGAAGGATCACCCAGATGGTCAGATACATACAAAAGTCCTTGAGCACACTTCTTCTCGATTTATCGTTGAAGCTAGTATCTATCGAACTGAGGCTGATCTTAGACCTTGGACAACCGGACTGGCAGAGGAAACCGTACAAGGGCGTGGGGTTAATGCGACGAGCGCTCTCGAGAATTGTGAGACAAGTGCGATTGGTCGCGCATTGGCTAATGCAGGATATGCAACTAAGGGCAAGCGAGCATCTCGGGAAGAGATGAGCAAGGTCGCAGCCAAGGAAGCAGTATCAAGTCAGGTTGCACAGGTTAAGGCAAAGATGGCTGAGACTTCTCAAGAGTATGTGCCAGTTCAACAGAAAGAAGACCCATGGACAATGCAAGTAGCAGCACCAGTAGTGACTATGGAACAAGCAGTCGAGACGGTGAAAGCTGTCCTTGGTGGCACAGCCATCGACGAGAGTTGTGTCCATGGTGCCAGAGTTTGGAAAACTGGAACAACTAAGGCTGGCAAGCAATGGGGTCATTGGAAGTGCATGGCTCAGATACTTGGAGATGCACAGCGATGCGATCCTATCTGGTACGAGATCGATAAAGTAACAGGACAATGGAAGCCACAGGTTAAACGCTGATGGGATACATACAGTTCTTAAACCAAGATGGTGAATGGGAAGAATTCCCTAATGAAGAGCAGAGAGCCAATCTCAGGGCTAATGCTGAACTGCTTGAAGAACTGGGTTACAAGCTGATATGCCAGTTGTGTAACAAGTTTCCAACAAGAGCCCAGATAAAGAGTCGCTACTTGCTTCATGAGTGGACTTGCGAAGAGTGCCACACAGTTAATTCAGCAGGCAAGGCATGAGTCATACATATAACTTCAATGCCGGTTCATTCGGCTGGACTAATTGCGATCTATGCGACAACGATGTTATGTGTAACGAGTACACCCGTGGTGACGGGCTAGTTCAATGGTTGTGTAAGAAGTGCGAAGATAAACTGCACTTATGACACGCCATAGAAAAGACCGAGGCTTTCGTACCGAGCGAGTGGTTGCAGCCTACTTATCGCAATGGTGGAGAAGCGCTAGCGTTGGTCGAGGGGCTGGTAAGGATATTCTCAATGTTCCGTTCGATGTTGAGATTAAAGCTAGGACAGACTTCCAGCCTCTAGCATGGTTGCGCCAAGCCACCAAGAGAGCAGCAGCTTCCAATGAGTTGCCTATCGTGGTGTGCCGTATGAATGGACAGGGTGAAGATGCTTCTGAGTATCTTGCTTTCATGCGGTTTGGTGACTTGGTTCAACTATTGCTAGACGCAGGTTACGGAGATATCCAGCAGGATTCGGTACAATTAGAACCTGAACGATGTGCACAATGCGGATCGTGGAAGTTAGTAGGAGTGCCATGTCGCACATGCAAGGTATCTAATGCCGATTTATGAATTCGAGTGCAACAATGATAAATGCGCCAGCAATAGCAGATACGATCAAGAGTTTGCTATAGCTGAGCCCCATGACCTCGATTGCCCGTTCTGCGGGGAGTCCATGCGAAAGGTGTATTCAAGTGTTCCGAGTGTTATCTTCAAAGGTTCAGGGTTCTATTCAACAGATAAGTAGTTATGCACACCTGTGGATAAGTAGGGTACAAAAGTTACTCTTACGCTTACGCCACGCCCATGTTATCCACATGCTTGACACATGGTATATGCTCTTATGCAAGAGCCCTTCAGGGGCTCACCGCAAGCGCCTAAAGCGCGCAGCTTGCGGGGTTGCAATCGCATTAGTGGGAGCTCTATGCCTAGCGAGTGAGGCATCTAGTGGCGACATCAGCAAACACCTAACAGTCCATCAATTAGCTGATAAACAATTGACTGAAGTACAAGAGAAGTGTCATAACGAGATTACCTTTAGAGAATCATCTAATAACAGATATGCAGTTAATGGATCACATCATGGCTACTATCAAGGTAGAACTACATACCTAAAGGGTAAGCCTGATGATGTCCAGTTCTATTGGTATTGGCGTTACGTCAGTTCCAGATATGGAATTACAGAGTATGATGAGCCTGATTATTGCAAAGCGCTTAATCATTTAGTAACTAAAGGCTGGCAATGAGTAGCAAGCGCAATGACCCTAGACTCTCAAGGAAGTACAAAGAGGTAAGGCTTAAGGCATTAGCTCGTGATGGTTGGACTTGCTTTTACTGCGGTAAAGAAGGCAAGGACATGACCATCGATCACATCATTCCAATTAGCAAAGCACCGGAACTGGCTATCGATATTGAGAATATGAGATGTGCCTGCAAGTCATGTAACAGCAGCAAGGGGTCTCGCTCAGAGGCGGTTTTTTTAGAGCGCAAGCGTACCCCTCCTGTCTTTTCAGCCTTCCTCTCTCCAACACAGTCCAAAATCCACGAAGATAGTCCGTTTACAGCCAAGCCAGTCGGTAATTAACCCGATGCCAGCCAAGCGATCCAAAGCTCTACGAGGGGCAACCAAACCAAGGCTCCAATCAATCCCAATCAAAGGCGCAACTAAGCTTGATGATGTAAAGCAACTGTGCGAGATTATCGGCATGCCTTTACTGCCGTGGCAGGAGCATGTTCTAAAAGATATGCTGACGGTTGATAAAAAAGGGAACTGGATTCGCAAGACTAACCTGTTGCTTATAGCTCGACAGAACGGAAAGACTCACTTAGCCCGTATGCTTATCTTGGCTCACCTCATTAAGTGGGATAGCCGCAATGTTCTTATAATGTCATCTAATAGATCGATGGCACTCGACACCTTCCGACAAGTAGCGCAAGTATTGGAGACCAATGACCACCTTAAGGGATTCGTCAAACAGATTAGGTACGCCAACGGTACAGAGTCTATTGAAATGCTGGATGGCAGAAGGCTCGATGTTGTTGCAGCAACTAGAGATGGATCTCGAGGCAGAACTGCAGACTTTCTCTTTATTGATGAGCTCCGAGAAATCAACGAAGAGGGATTTCGAGCCGCTGTGCCTACGACTAGAGCTCGCCCAAACTCTCAGACGCTCCTTACCTCAAATGCAGGAGACGCTTTCTCGGTTGTCCTAAATGGCATGAGAGAAAGAGCTTTAGAGAACCCACCTAAGACTTTCGGGTATTACGAGTATTCAGCACCACAGTATTGCAAGATCACAGACCGCCAAGGTTGGGCTCAAGCTAACCCAGCACTTGGCTTTACGATAAGCGAGGAAGCCCTTGAAGAAGCAGTTGCTACTAGCCCGATTGAGAACACTAGAACTGAGTTGTTATGTCAATGGATTGATTCTCTATCCAGTCCGTGGGCTCATGGAGTTCTTGAGGACACCTCAGACGCCACGCTCACGATTCCGCCAGGTGGCTATACAGTCTTTGCTTTCGATGTATCTCCATCTCGCCGCAATGCGAGCTTGGTTGCTGGTCAGATATTGCCTGACGGTCGAATCGGCATTGGAATACTCCAGACATGGGAAAGCCAAGTAAGCGTTGATGATCTAAAGATTGCCGTTGATATCAAGGCATGGGCTGACCAATACAGACCGCGCCAAATCTGCTTTGACAAGTACACAGCCCAATCTATTGCTGACCGGCTCAATAATGCAGGACAAGTCTGCTTGGACATATCGGGCGCCGCTTTTTATCAGGCTTGCACCGATCTAAATGATGCTCTTAATGCTCACCGCCTAGTTCACTCCGGTCAAGAAAATTGGATTCAACAAATGAACAACTGCGCAGCTAAGACCAATGACTCTTCATGGCGCATTGTTAAACGCAAGAGTGCTGGCGATGTATCGGGTGCTATCTCTACAGCGATGGTTGTCCATGTTCTAAACAAACCACAACAGGTTGCGGCTATATACACCGATTGACCTACCTGTAGTGTATAATTGCTCTCTATGGGTCTCTTCTCGCGCCTTACAGGTGCAACACCGGCAGTTGATGTTGAAGCGCAATATGCTCCGCAAGTGCTGGGTGAATATTCACCATATGCCATGCCTTTCCAATTTGCCTATGTTGGGCGCACCGAGGCTTTAGGGATACCAGCTCTTGCTCGCTGCCGTAACCTTTTGGCAGGCACAATCGGGGCAATCCCATTAGAGCTTTACAAGAAATCTACTGGCGAAGAATTAGGCAAGCCACTCTGGTTAGATCAACCTTCATACCACCAACCACGATC